CCAAGATGTTGTCTACACGGAAAATACGGTAGTATTGGTTAGACTTAACAGTACTGGAAAGATCGTCAGAAGGATTAGTACCAACAAATGGGTTTGGAACCATGCCGTAACGAGTCTTGAAACCAATCTTTGGCTGGAAGGAGTTCTCACCAACTGCACGAACCATTGTCAATGGAACGTATGGGCAGTAGAAGAGACCTGCATCGTATGCGTTAGAACCCTTGTAACCAACAGTTACATAATCGGATACTGCATATGGGTCAATGTATACTCTGTGCTTGCCGTTCAGTACACCAGCAAAAGTGTTGCCTGTGTCATCAACGTTCAAGCTAGTGGACAGTGCAGGAGTGTAGTCCAGCATGCCAGCAGCAGCCATAGCAGATGCTACGTCAGACGAACAGATGATGAAGTTACCACGGCCACGTCTTGTGTCCTTAGCAATCTGGTTTGCTTCACGCTCCAGCTGGAAGATCAGTCCCTTGAACTTCTCTACCGACCAACGACCATCAGCATCTACGTTAAGGTCAAAGATACCCTGAGTAGAAGTAGAACCAGTTACAGTAGTAGCACCGGTCTTTGCTTGGGAGTTAATGGTACGAATCACTTCACGGTTAATTTCCGCAAGGATTTCAGCAGACAGAATGTTAGCAAGTTCTGTCTCAGCGTCAAGACCGTGGATTGCCTTCAGGTCTTGTGCCAGTTCCATTGTGTACTCAGCCTTGAGCGCACGGGACTTAGCAGTTACTGTTGCCTTGTCAATGGTGAAACCCATCTCAGCAAATGCAGTGCTACCTGTACCAAGTTGTTCAGCATTGGTAGTTGGCATACCACCACCAGCAAGTGAAGTTTCACGAGCATCATCACCAGTCGAGTCGGAGTCGTAGTTAGTAGCAGACAGACCAGCTGGATCATCTTCTGTAGAAGCAGTAGACTGATCGAATGCAGAGTCACCAGAGTAACCAGTGAGTGCTTCGTTAAACAGTGCTTCAGTAGTGGTACCACCAGTACCAGCACGATCAGTCTTATAACGGGACTTCATCGCAAAGATGAGACCAGTAGGACCAGTCATTGGTTGTACACCACATACATCGTATGCAATCAGGTTAGGCATAGCACGACGAACCAGAGAAATCAGTACTGGATCGAAGTTCTGTACGTTACCGGTTTCGGTGCCATACTCGTTAATCATGCCAAAAGAAGCTTGAGATGCTTCTTCACGCATTGCACGCTCTTGGTTTTCAAGGATTGCCGCAGTTACTTGCTTGCGGTAATGATCGGAGATTGGACCAGCAGTTTCTTCATTAAGAACTGGAGCCCACTTTTGTACGAGTTTATCGTAAGATACTTGAGGAGTCATTTTTTATACACCTTCTTTCTTATTGTTTTGCGGTTCTTTTGATTGCGGAGATATAACGAGACATAGCATCGGAAATTTCTTCCTCTTCTACAGACTCATCAATTTCTTCACCTACAATCTGTGGAGTTTTCTTAGTGAAGTAAGATTCTTTGATGGTAGATACTTTTTGTGCAAAAGTCTCTTCATCTTCGAAATCAATATCTTCAGCAAGGGATTTCAACTTCTCTACCTGTGTTTCTGCAAGATCACGGGAATGTTCACGGATGATAGCATCACGCTTCAGTGCTTCCAGTTCACCATACATGTAGATAGAGTGTTCTGTGGATTCATTGAGCTTTTCTTCAAGTTCACGAACCTGAGTTCCCAACTCATCAACCAAATCAACTTTAGACTCTGGTACGTCTACATAAGACTCAGTAAACAGGTTCTTCAACCCATTCATAAAGTCTTCTGCAAGTTCAGTGCGGAGACCATGCTCAATAGCAAGCTTGTTCTCTTCCATGAACTTTTCTACAACGTAGTTCAAGTATCCGTCGATTTGCTCTACCATTTCCTCACGGGTGGTTTTGAGTTCTTCGTCAAATTCTTCTTGAAGTTCAGATTCAATGCGTGCAACTTCTTCAGAAACCTTAGACTTAACAGCAGCTTCCATAATGACAGCAGCCTTGTCTTTGAATGTTTCAGAAAGAGTTGCTTCAGATTCAACCAGAGCATTCATGTCAGCAGTTACATCAACGGATACCGTTGCTGCCTTTTCATGAATTTCATCTGTGTCAAAGTCATCTGCATCAAAATCTTCTTTCATTTTCATTGCATTCATCATCTTGCCGTAAGATGCCTGAAGGTCAGACTTCTTCATCTTAGACATTTCAGAATACATCGCATTAATCATGCCAGCTTTAGTGCCTGGAATCTTGTCAGCAACTTGGTCACCCTTGTTTGCTTCACCGCCAGGAACTTTTGCTTTAGATGGTGCTGACTTTTTAGCAGCAGCAGCATCATGAGCAGCAGACTTAGCACCGTCATATTCAGGTGCAGCCTGTGCTTCAGACACTTCATCAGTCTCAGAGTCTTCGGAAATTTCTTCCTCAATAACCTCTTCAACAGATTCAATGTCTTCATACATTTCTTGTTCGGACATTTTTATCTCCTATTAAAGATTAATCTTAGAGAGGAAATTCTTAAACTCCCGAATCTCAACCGCAGAACGGTCAGACCTAGAAGCATTTTTAATTTCAGTCTCAATTTTTTCAAGTTCTTGGGCTTCCAAGACACCGTTATTCCAAATCCACTCTACACCTTCCATAATACCATTAACGAAAGCTGATGGTGCAGATGGGTCTTGTACGATATCTACAGTGTTAAGAACAAAGTCACTACCGACCATGTTCACACCATTTTTTTGCTCAAGAGTTCCCATACCACGAGTTGAAACACCTAGCTTAACACCACCATCTAAGAGACCTTTCACAATCTTACCATTAGGTGTATCAAGAATAAGTGCTTTTCCCATCACGTCATTACCGTTCCACTTGAGTTCAGTAATTCGATGAGAAACCTTATCTAAGTTAATGATAGGACCAGCCGGGTGATTTAATTCACCTACTGCACGTTGTGTGCGCACCTGCTCCTTGTCATACTTAGAAACTGCATTTTCCAAAATTGCTTTTGGATAAATTCTACCATTTCTGTTTTTTTGTTCAGCTTGGGCAAAG